GTAGATACACCTGAGACAGATACAGGTATGGTTGACTGGTCGGACGCAATAACAACCGGCTCTGAATTTGCCATTGTTGCTTGTCCTAAAGCTGGTCTTTTATTGTACGACATATTATGATAATTATACTACTTTAAACTCGGTATTGTTGCTGATAAGGTCTACTGAATCCTCTACTTGAATGGTTATAGTTGCTGTGCCGTCGATTGTTTCTGCTCCTGCTCCGTCTACCACACACGTACCTGAGATACATTTCACCGTGTAGCGATTTGTGTTTGATACGGCGGTAGGTAGAGTAAGTGTTGTGTTTGTTACGAAATACACATAATCGGTCAATATCGTAGCTCCTGCTGTGGTTGGTGTTGCGATTGAGGCTACTGTCCGTGTAATACCCGCGTTGTCAGTTCCCACTGAAACCACACCGGAGTCCGCCCTTAGTGGGCCTGTAAGTGAGGTGGCGAGTCTTGTTGCTCCATCAATATTTACTGCTCCAAAGAAAGTAGAATTAGCTGTGTTAGCAATACCGAGTCGGGCTACGTCTGTTCCGTTAGATGCTTCTACAAGTAAGCCGTCACTAGCGTCTCCTTTAACTGCATGAACTTGAACACGACCATCTAAGGCTACTAGGCCGACTGCTAGGGTGTTAGTGGCCGTATCAAAGGTTAGGTCTACATCCCCTTCGAGTGTCCCGTCTCCTGTCCAAACACCTACTTGATTGTTGAATGGAGTACCTACTTTAGAGACATCACCTGAACCTGCGTTGATAGTCACCACAGTAGCGTTATCTCCTGAGTCGTCAGTTACGGTCACTCCCGCACCGACAAAGTTAAGCTTGGTGCGTTGAGTAAGGGGTGAGCCTTCGTCTTCGATGGTATGGCCACCACCTGAAAAACCTGCAAGTGCCTCAGTGATGAGCTGTCTAACAATGTTTGTATTAGTACCACCCTGGCTTGGCGCGTTGCGAATCTGTGAGTAGTCAAGAGAAATCTTAGAGAAGTCAGTAGAAGGAATGAGCTTCTGTACCTCTTTTGAGAAATCTTTAATTTGCTCTACAGAGATACTATACTCATCAATGTATTCACCAACGATTCTTACCATCTGACTCTCAACGGAAAGTGCAGCCTCATCTATAATAGATTCTATTTCTGATTCTGTTAATCGAGCTTGTTCTCCCAAGTCTTTAAACATCTCTACAGCTTTCTCTCCTACAACACGCCCTGCAAGCTCTGTGATGGTTTGTGTGAGGTTTTGTTGTGCTTGATTAACCTTTTCTAGTATCTCGCCTGTAAACTCAGTATTTCGGCCTGCAAAGGCTTCTTGGATAGCCACTGATAGTTCCTTACGATTCTGTGTAAGTTCTTCAGTAAATTGGTTGCGTAGTTCTTCTACCTTACTATCAAATCGTTCATTAAGAGGCTTTGTAAAAGCACCTTGTGCGTTACCGACAAGAATATCAGCAACAGCACTCATTGGTTTGATTAGCTCCTTAAAATCGTTATCTTTACCTTCTTTTTCTTCACTGGAGAGGTGTGAAAGAACGGACTGATAGTCGCCTTTTTCAATGAGAGTCTTTAGGAGTGCGTCTTTAAGTTGTTTTTTGTCAACAGGGGGCATATTTACAGTTTACCAAATAGGTGTATATTTCAGTTATATGACACAAGGAGAATTAGTTGTGGCAATCATATTATGTCTAATCTTTCCGATTGGATGGTTGTTATTGATTATGTACTTAATCTACAATGGTACTACTCGGTAGACTCTAAGAGAGCTTTTAAGGCTTTCTGTTGGTCTTGTGGTGCAACCTTACCAACCTCCATTATTCCGCTTAGTTTATCCATAATAGATGAACCGATTTGGCCTCTGAATCCAGTCTTTGGGATTGTTTCTGGGTATAGCTTTCGTAGTTCCTCACCAAAGGCATAGAGTTCATCAGCTCTCGCACCTTTGTAGCCCAAGTCACGCGATACCTTATCAAGTGCATTATAGATTGCTTCACGTTCTGCGGCTCCCTTACCTTCACCGAAGATTCGGCGTAGTCCAGCTTCAGCGAACTTGTCTGTGTCAGCAGATGCAGAAACGAGGTCACTAAACTCAGGGTTTGATACAAGCTTTCCTTCAACGTCTTCAAGGAAGTTCACATACTGACGGTACTGACGATTGGCTACCTTAATCTCCGGAGAGAGTTTATCTAACTGCTTGCCGTAAATGTCACGGAATACTTTAAAGATATTTACATCTTTCACACCTGTTTCAGTTGGAACGGTAACGAACACATTATCCACCTTATCAATGACGCGAGAGTTTCGTTGCATCTTAGAAAAGAGCTGGTCTGTTTCATGGATGTCTTTAGCAGACAGTACGTCTCGTTTTGTTGCGGCTTCGTAGAGCTTTTGAATAACCGCCTGTTCCTCTTGTGTGTACTTCTGTGACTGGAAGTTTAGCGTTCCACTATTATCAGGAAGAATACCATTTTGTCGAAGAACGTCACGCATATTACGTTGCGCCGGAACCATGTCCATGTTTTGTGCCTTAGGAAGCGCTTTAGATAGTTCACCAATACGCGCTCCTACTTTCTTTTTGTCAGCTACAACTAAGTTGTATTGTTCAAGTGCTGTTTCTTCCGCTACTTGTGTTGGTCGTGTATTGGTTCCAATCTTCTTTGGAGCCTCGGCAATCTCTACCATTCTTCGTGCCGCGTCTTTTGTGGGTTTATCAGCAGTGGTAGCAAAATCAATAAGGGGTTCATCTAGATTAGATTGGATAGCCTCTTTAACTGCTGGTGTGGGTGCGTTGGTGATTCTCTCCGCCTTTAACGCTTGTTCTTGTGACTTCTCTGATAATCTCTTTCCTACTCGCTTTGTACTTTCAATTAAATCTGACGCTGTCTGTTTAATGGCTGAACCGCTTTGTGAAATTTGTTCAGGAACGATTGAACTATCAAGGGTTATTTGATTTGCAACCTGATTAGCCTGTTGTGCCTCTTGGCCACTAGCCATACGGGCCAAGTCATCTGCTGAGGCAGTTGTAGAAGGGCCTTTTAAGAATCTACCAAATCCCTTTAAGACAGGTGGAGCAAGTACACCAACAGCAGTCCCAACTCCTGGAGTTAGTGTGTCTGCTGTATCTGCTCCTTCAATTAAGTCGCCACCTACGTCATAGGCGTAACCAAGTGCGGCTCCAGTGGCAATTTGTGCTGGTAGACTAACAGGAGCTAATGCTGGAGCTAGGGCGGTTGCTCCGGTTTGGAGTACAGCACCAGCAACCTCTTTACCTGTTGGGGCTGGAGTAAACTCTTGCACAACTTCTGGGGCTACATCTGTTCCAATTCCTTTTCTTGCTAGTACACTTCCGAACGTATCAGTCGCGCCCTTTAATCCTAAAAAATCAGTAATCTTGTTGGCAAGTGGTTTAAGTGCTGGCTTCTCATTCATGTTTTTAATAGCAGATTGTTCAATGTCTACTTCACTGTCTTGTCCGATAGATTGAGCACCAAAATGACGGAACACTTGTGATGTGGTGTACCCTTTTGCAAATAAATCTTGCGCTTCTGTCTTTTGTCTTTCTGTGAGCATATTATTGACCTTGTTGTAGTGCTTGTAATTCTAAGTACGCATCGTAACCGACATTCTTGATAGCTGCCTTTTCATCTCTAATTTTTGACGCACCAGAAATCATGGTATTTATTTCTGCTTGCACAACTTCTGGGGCTAGTTGCCCGAAACCTGTTAGCTTTCCGTCTTTGTAAATTGCTGCCGCGTTAAGCATATTTGCGGATTGCATAATCTTATTAAATTCAAGCTCTGAAACAGGTGTGAGGTTTACTCCCTGTTCTTTAAGTTTAGCAAATTGAGCAAAACCTTCTCCAGCTAGAAGATAATTCATATCGGTAAGGAACTTTGCTTTGTCTTGTGTACCCTTGAATCCCCCTTGAATTTGAAGCCCTTGATTTGCCATTCCAGTTAAGAAACCACTTTGAACAACTCCTGTTGAAGATTCAATCGCGCCTGTCATTTGCCCAGCATTAGTCAGACGATTAATAACGTCATTTTGTTGGTCAATTTGGGTGCTAAGTGTCTTATCTAGCTCCATACTTGCTTTTGCGCGGATTGGTGCGCCTGGGTCAAAGCCTAATTGAGCTACAGCTTGGGGGTCGCCAGCGATTGCTAATTCCATAAGGTTTGCTCGCAATGAAACAGCAGAAGCAGCGGCGGAAGCATTAGAAGAATTAATAGACGCTTGTGCGGCCATTCTTTCTAGTGCCATCTTTTCTCGTGCTCCCTTACCAGATACTTGAAGCGCGTATTGGGCTTGCGCTTGTGGGTCGCCCGATAGAGCTGTCATGTTTTTAATATCTTGCGCTCCAGCAAAACCACTGGCTACCGCCCCATCAACTAAGTTTGTTGCTCGGTCAATCTCTGCAAACTGTCGGTCAATCTCCTTTAGTCGTAAATCTGAAACTTCTTTTTGTGCTGTGTCAAATCGTTTATCGTTTCGTGTAAGGAAGAATTGCTCCATTGCAAGGTCTTGCTTAATTGGGTCATATATTGCTTTAAGGGCCTTATCTACTTGTTCGGTAGCCAGTTCTAAGTTGCCTTGCAGTGCTGCATTAGCGGCTACGGTTGAGCGAAGCTGTGCAGCTTGTCCTCGGCGTTCTAAGGCACGATTAAGGGCAAACTCAGCGGCTTGCGCGCCAAAAGTTGCCTTTGTTATATCTCTCTTAGAAGCGTCAATTCTCATTTCAGCGGCGTCAAATACAGTTGAGTCGTCAAAATCATCAATCGCTGCAATTTGATTAGCAATAGATTGTTCTGTATTGCGTAGTTGTTCTTCTAGTCCGGTGACACCACGGGTCTTTTCTAATTGAGTACGGGTAGCTGATTCTGTATTAGCTAGCCCCATTAGGGTGCGAATATTTTGCTCTCCTTCTGTGATTGGTGCTTGTGCCGCGTCAAGACGTTTTTGCGCTTCGGTTTGTAGTCCTGAAAGATATTGCTGTCCAAAACTCTTAGTTTCGTTTGCAACTTCAGCTGGTGGAGCTATGGTAGGTACGGCCAATGTAGAGCTTGGAGCTGTGGCTACAGTCCCAGGAATACCTTTTGAAAGTTCGGGGACACCTGGGTTTGTTGGGGCCACGGGGGAGGTGGGAGAAACAGTCCCAGTTGCTGGTGCGACAGGAGTGCTGGCTGTTCTTTGTTCTGTACCATCATTAAACTTAGTAACGCGCTCTCCGGCTGCTGTGGTGTAGGCTCTTGTTCTTTTCTTGGGAGTAGGTTGCATGTTGTATATAATACTAAATAGTGTTTATTTTCAGTTTATGTGGTCAATTCTGTGTTTGAACCAGACCTTTTGGTGTATACACGGTCAGCGTGCATTAATCCTCTGATTAGTACTGAACGCCTAAAGTAGATTTTCTTCTTAGTTACAACAATAGCCGACTGATATAATCTCAGTAACTTTTTCATGTCTTCAAATTCTTTTTTCTCCTGGGGTGTCATGTTATGAAGCAAATGGTAGCTCGTCTGTTTCTGTTGTTGCCACAAGAATGTTTTTGACCACTATCTTTCCTGTAAAAGTAATTCTAAATTGAATTTCTTGGAACTTTCCGATTGGTGTGCCTCCAGCAATTCTTGTGAAGTTGTGTTTTTGTTTATTTGTAGTGCTTGAAGTACCCATAGACACCCAGGCGGTATCTATATCGGTTCGGTATTCTACTTGGACGCTAGCACTTGCTGGTATATTTTCAGTAATGATAGAAACACCGTCAAGTTCTTTTTGGTATGGTGAATCTGCACCGTAAATAAGTGTTTCAATCGTTCCTGGTACGTCATATGTGCCATCAAGTGTGTCTACACGAGAGATAGAGCCGTCATTACTATGTATAAGATAGTAGTAAGTCCCCATCTGGTAGACTTTTTCCACAGAACCAAGTGAAGTGGTGTCAAATGGGATAGAAATAGCAAGTGGTGAGTCAATCTGATTCTTTCCAACGGCCCATAAGCCTTCTCGGTATTCAGTTGGCGTTGCATCTGCCGGAATACGCGCATAAAACAGAAACGCGTCAAAGTATTGCGCTCTAACTGGCATGATTTTACCGTTAGTATTGGTTGGAGCGTATAGTCGATAGAGTGTTTCTGAGGTAGTACCAACAGCCGCCTTAATTGCCATAGATTCTCGGTTTGTTTCTTTTGCAAGGAGTGTTTGATTAATAATGTCTACACCTTCATTTACCACACCAACCCACACACCAGCCGGATACCCAAGTGCTGCTGGGCGACCTAACCCAAAATCAATGTTTTGGTCGATAAGAAGTGATGCGCTGTCCCAGATGAGTAAGTTACAGCGAGATGGATAGTTTACAGAACCGAAAAGACCGATAGTATCGTCGGCTGTTTGAATGTCTTGGATAATAGAACCTGTTGTTTTTTGAGTAAGGGTAAAAGTTGCACCATTAATAAGCGAAACTCCGGTATCTTGTCCACCTTTATTTGCATAGAAGATATTGTCAAAAGCTCGTTCTGCAACAATACGAAAAGAGTTGGGTGTGCCAACACTAGCAATAATAGTAGCCACGTTGTCAGTCACAGACGCGCCGTCATATTTTGACACATTAGTGGTGGTGTCTACTGTGCTGTAAAAAAGATTACTGCTGGTTGTGCCGACTAAGTATGTTTCGGCTGCCAAGTTGTCTGTCCCTTCGCCACCTGTCGCCGCTTGCCAGTTTGTATCTGTGGGGTCGTCTTTAAAAAACACTTTTGAACCAGTGCCGTCTGATTTAGTACCCACAGCAAACAATTTAGAATCCACATAGTGCATTGCTCGTATGTCGTACAGCTTCATTCCATCTGCGTCACCACCAATACTCATATCGTCTATATAACCTGGAAGCACATACATTTGATTTGGGTCGCGGTAAATATCTAGGTGACTAATAAAAGCCATCTTGGTAAGGTCAAGAGTATCGCGTGGGTTATCAGTCATTCCCCCGTCAAATCTATTATGGTTGTATATTTTTTTACGTGCCATATTAAATTTCAAGGATGCTTAACTTTGTGTTTGTGGTTGCCAGAATCGTTGCTGTGTGTCCACTAGTAATACAGTAGACTGTTATAGTGTCGGCAGCAGTAAGGTTTTGAAGTGCTGAAATAGTAACCTGTGAACCTTCTCCGGCTGTACTGCTTCCCGTTGCATCAGCACCACGGAGAACCGCAGAGCCGTTGACTCGTATTTCAAAAGCGGTGCCGTCTACTGATGATGAGTTAGAGTCGTAGCTGGCCATAAAGTTTATAAGGTAGTATCCAGTTCGGGGTGCCGTAAAAGTGTTAGAAGCGAAGTTACTACCCACATCAAAGTCTTCTGTATCAAAAGTAACCTGTGCTGTGGTGCTTGCTACGGTTTGGGTTCCACTTTTTGCTACTCTGCATTTAGCTTTTGCACCCAAAAACGTGAGTAGTTTTGCGGGTGTTATAAATAATTTTGCACTAGTTGCACCTGTGGCGGTTCCGGCTGTAACCTCTGCATCTGTAGCTTCTTCGACCACTCCTTTAGCTGTTTCACTTGCGTCACCCACCCCAGCAAAAGCTGCGTCATCGACGTATTTTTTTGTAGATGCTTGAAAGTCAGTTGTTGGGGTTGGGACAACTGGACTACTAGAAAATGTTTTTACCCCAGCTACGGTTTGGTCGCCCGTGAGTTTGACTACTGCATTATCATTAGCTTTAGTCCCCACAGTTGTTTCTAGTGTGTCAAAGTCTGTCTGGTCAGTTTTAAGGGCAATTTCAGACTCCAAATAGGTAAAGTTGCTGTTTAATACAGTCCTTGAATTTTTTACAACATCTGAGCCTTGTATTGTTACTAATGGCATACTTTATATCGTTATGTTTGTTATTTCCGTAAATGTTGGGGTATTTTGTAATTCAAGTGTGTCCCATGTTGACTCTGTGGCTTCCCAGGTGCTTAGCATGTCGTCCCAAATGTAATTTACTATTTCACTAGCATTTAGTACTACATTTGATGTTGTTCTTAGTATTAAACTTACTAATGTGGTGGCTTCGTTAATCATAGTCCCATTACTCTTTCTACTGTCATAACAGTTGCTTCGTCTCCACGTCTGTTGGCTTCAAATTGTTCTAGTTTTGCTTCCTCTACAGCAATACGCCTTTCTACTGCACTAGTATCCATTCCTTTGTCTAGGCGGTAATTAAAGCCCGCTCGATAAGCAGCAAGGTTGTGATATGGGGTTGGGATTCCAGGGACTTTAGTTGTGTCAGATGTGGTAAGAAAATCTATCTCTCGGTCAAACCAAACTTTTGCTGTTCCACCTGAAACACCAGGGAACACAATCGAGTTTCCCACTTCATAGTACTCAGTAGGTACGGATTTTGATTCTGTTTCGACCAAAGGTTCTTGTTCTCCTTCTCCTAATTGCTTTCGAGGAATGTCTATATATTTACTACCCACCAAGTATGCAACTTTATGAATAGTTAAAACTTTATTACTGTCCCCGTCTTCTAAGATTTTACAAAAACCACTAGCGGACACTGTAAATGTACCGATTGGAACGTCTAAATAGTTTGTGTCGTCAAATTCAAGCACGCCCCTGTCTCGGAGAATCATTACTTGAATCAAAGATAGCTCGCTATTTAAGTCTCGAATTAAAGAAGCGTCACTGTAGTCGTTGACTGTGGTGTTAGTAATCTCCCTAATTTTTGCGCGTAGTTGGTCAGTAGTCATTGTTATAATAATAACAAAAGCACCACTTTTTCAGTTTATATACAAAAAGACCCCGGGGGGCCTTAATGCGTCTACAAGTTAGGGGTTAGCCTTTCTTTACTAGAACTGTAACAAGTCGGTCTTTCATCTTAGTCCAGACAGTACTATTGTGGAATTGTTCCATGTATAGTTCACGTCCTGGCTTTCCGGCTACCTTAGTTTCAGTGTAGTCCATACCAGCTGATGGGAGGTATAGGTTAATTGAACCGTAGTCTCCAAGAAGCATGTAGTGAGAAACATCTCCCCAAGCATCAGTTGCGTCAGTGAGAGTTTCACCTACTGTAAGAGTACCAAGAGTAGTTACTGTTAGAGTGTTTGGTGAAGCTGCGTCTACTGCTGTAAGAGATACGCGTGAAAGCTTTCCGATGTCGTCTGCTGATAGAGCTGTGTAGCCAGTGTCAGTTGCTTCTGCTTCTGTAGTGTCACCAGGGAATGAAGTACCTGTGAGGAACTCTGCAAGGTTAGCACGGGTGATGTCTACTGTTGAAGCGATGTGTACTGAACCTGCTGTACCAGCCATAGTAGCCAAGAAAGTGATAACTACACCGTTGATGGTGATAGTATCGCCGTTTGTTGGTTGTGTTGCCATTGTAAGAACTGCAACGTGAGTAAGGTTGTTACTCATGTATACATCTACACCTGAGAAAGTAGTACCTACTTTGGTAACACCTGAAGTAATACCGTTTACAATAACATTGTCAGCTACGTTGTTTCCAGTGTTTTGTAGGAAAGAACGAAGTGAAGATGCTGAGTAAGGGTTTACTACTGCAAACTTCTTTTCTGTCGAGTTAGCAAGGTGAATAGTAGTAAGACCAAGGTTAAGAACATCATCTACGGTTGTATTAGTTACACCGTAAGCAGTTCCATCTGTTCCACCGAAGTCACCAGCGTCAAGAGCTGTAGTAACTACACCTACTGGTCGGTTAAGGAAGTAAGCGTCTACTACCTGTGAGATAGAAGAACCCATGTTCTCGGCGCGGTCTTTCAAAAGACCAAAATCTACTGACTTCCAGTCGTAACTGTTTACTTGTTCAGCAGCGTCAGCACGGCGGTTGATTTGAAGGCTGTCAGCTGAAGCTGTGTATGCTGAAGTAGCGTGTGTACTTGATACAGCACCTTCTGATACTGCTGGTTGTGATGTGAACGGGTTGTATACAGTTCCCATCTTTGAGGTGTCTACCTTACCGATGACTGAACCGAGTGACTTACTGTAGAGGTTCACCTGTGCTGTTGCAATAGTGAACTTCTTTCGTGCGTCTTGTGTTGTGCTCATAATTTAATTAGTTTTAATGTGTTTAAGTTGCCAGTTTATCGAGAACTTTAGCAATCATTGCTGGGTCGCTTGGGAGAACTCCCTTCATTCGGTATTGTTCTACGTGGTAGTCCACACCGCGATTGTTGTTCTTTGCGCTTCCTGTTTGTCCTGCGATGGCTTGGCGAGCCTTCTTTTGCTTTTGGAGGTTTTCAATGCGGAGTCGGATGTCTGGGTCTTTTACTGCGTCTGATACACTCATGTCAAACTTTCGGGCCAGCCGGATTACTTCGTCTTGGGCTTCTGGGTCATCTACTTTAGCGTGTACTGCAATAAAAGTACGTTCAATCATTTCTTTATCGAAGTCTGTACCTTTTTCAGTGCTTTCTTTACTACTTTCTTTACCTTTTCCTTCACGGAGTCTTTTGGCGGCAAAGGATTCTCGTTTAAGTTTGTCGAGTTCTGACTTACTGATGGTGACTTGCTCATCATCATTGCCAGCTTCTTCTGTCGAGTCCGATTCTTCGGATTCTTCGCTAGAAGTTCCGTCAATGTCTTCTGATTCATCTTCAGTGTCGTTATCTTCTAAAACTTCTCGTTCTTCATCATTGAGCATTTGCATATAGTTTTGTCTATTTTTAGCATTTAGAGGGTTTTGTCCCTTTTTAATTAAGCAGTTTTTAATGAGCTTTGCTGAACCTCATGCCGTTAGGCTGGTCGGTATGTTATGAACACTTGTGCAACACCTGCGCCAGAACCATCAAGGATGATGTTTGTATTTGCTGGTACTGATGTGTTTGCGAGTGAAGAAGCACCAACAACTACTCCGGCTACTGTTCCCTTTGCAATAGTTGCTACAACAGTCGAAGCGGGAGCCTCTACTGTAATGTTTGTTGCTGTCGTGTCACGAGAAATAAGGAATACACCCGTAATGGTAATAGCAAAAGGTAATCCTGTTGCTCCAAAAACTGATACGGCTGTAGTTCCAGCAGATACAGCTGATACAATTGATTCGTCTGCTTGTACTTTTAGTGTTCCTTCTCCATCTTCTACAAGGGTTAAGTTTGCGCCAGCAATAACTGCTTGTGGGTTTTGTGATACTTCTGCTCCTGTTTTTGATTTGTAAATCATTTTGTTTTTAACGATAAACTGCTTTTAATGAATAAGTGAATGATGCGTTGTCTGTTCCCGCGTCTGCAATCACTGCTCGATAACGTAAGTTCTCGAATAGTGAGATGTTACGGACAGCTCCTGAAGCTGCGTCTGCGGCAATGTTGAGAGGTGCGGTTGCGGTAGCAAGGCCAGTGTTGGCGTTAATCTTGGCGAGTTCGCGCTTTGCTCCACCGTTGCCTAAGACTTCGGTAAAGTGAATAGCGTTTACCCATGTAGAACCACCGTCTGGAGAGAAGTCGATAAACACATTTAATGTGTCGCCAACTTCTGTAGCTGCTGCAGTTACATCTAGGATGAACTCAGCCTCCACAAACGAAGAAGCGTCTTCTTCTATTTTTAGTACTCGTGACTCTGTTGCTGTAGTCGCGGCACTAGCTTTGATTTCTATATATTTCATAATGCTCTATCTTTTTTTGGTGTTTTATCTTCTTCGTCTTCTTGTAAAAGTCGCTCTAATTCATCGAGTATTTTATCTGTGTCCGCTACTGATAGGTTGGTAGCAAGGCCGATAGCTGTAATAATTACCAGCTCGGCATTTTGACGCAATACAGGGCTTACCCAGATGTCTTTCAGCTTCTCCGTGTTGTGGTCTAATAACTTCATAATCTATTTTAACAAGTGAGTTATTTTTTCAGTTTACTTAGGTTTAGCACTACTGGCGAGCGGTTCCTCTTTTTTAACCCCTTCTGGCTTTCCTCCCATTGGTTGTGATGGCATTGAATTTGAAAAGTCTATTGGCTTCATACCTACGACACCCAACAGCTCATTAAATATCTTGCGAGCCTCTGGGTCTGCGTCAAGCTGTGGCTTGTATTGCATGTATTGGAGAAGTACGTTGTTAATACTTTCAGCTAGCACACCCTTCTTTTTCTTTTCGTTGGTAATTTCAATGTATAGCTTCCCCTCAGCTTCGCCCCAGTACTTGCGCCACTCCTCTTTCATATCATTAAGGATTTTGCGGCGTTGCTTGCCTTTCTTTAGTTCTTCTTGCGTTCCCTCGATACTCATAGCACGGTCTGCTTGCATCATTTGAAAGCGCATAATTGGTGCCTGTTCGCTGTATACACCAGAAAAGTAATTATCTATAACAATTTGGTCAGCAATCTTGTTGGCGATGTCGGTGTCAATTTGGATTAGTTCTTCTGGGTTGAACTTTAGATTGAGTTGGTCTGCTTTCTTAATCTGTCGAATAAAGAATGGAATGATACGGTCAAGGTAAATTTGGTTTAGGAAAATACCAAACTCCTCGCGGCGAAGGTCAAAAGCTGATTGTGCGTTTTGGTCAAGTATGGCTCCAAGACGGTATGGTGTGCCGCTTGGTAGGTCTTCACCAGTTGCTACTGAGTAGGTGCCAGTTGCTCGGTCAACGATATTCTGCCAATTCATCAAATAGTTATCAATGAATTGTAGGGCTGGCGTTACCATATTCACGCCTGTAATCGGCTTCATATCGTCGTGCTGTAAGATTGTCCCACTCTTTAGTTGACGGATAACATTCTTACCCTTTAAGTTCTTACTTGCCGACTGGAGTACATGAGTAGACGCTAAGTCAAGAGCTTTTGTGTAGTTCTGGGTCGCTCGGTTTGTTTGTACCTGTCCTTGCTTTGAGCGTTCTACCATTCCAATACCTAACATCTTATCGTTGGAACCACGCTTTTTGTATGGTAGGTAGTAGTAAAGAGTGTCATCTAGTTCTTCTGAGTAGAGCGTCTTACCTTTTGACTTACCTTCTTTATCCTTAATCTCTGTTCCAGCTACATAGTGAAGTTGTTTTGAGTAGGTGTACTCTTCTGCATTTTCATCAACATATTCACGTTCTAGTACGCCTGACATTTCACGAACCAGCACATACTTACCAACGGTTTCCTTATCTACTTCTGGTTCATCTGATTGTGAGTTTTCAGCGTAGAGTTCAATCGCTTCTTTACATGCGTCAATGTCCCAACCGTGTTCATTAGCTCTTTCTAAGAGTTCTGCTGGTGTGTAGTAGTGATTAAATACTTTAAGGCCGTTTTGTAGGTCTACAGCGTCACCAGCAAAGTTGTTCCAGTCACCCACCTGAAGTGAAATGTTGTCCTCATCTTCAAGCACTTTAACCAAAAGACCACCGTACTTACCGCGTGTTTCAATGGCGTCATTTAGGAATTTATCTACACGGTTATTGTATAGCCAGTCTTGGTTATATTTATCAATTAGGAGAGCGCGTAGTTGGAAGTCTTGGTCGTCTGTAGTAATACGCATGTCTGCCGTGTCCACTTCTTCGGCACTACGTTGGTTTTCTAGAATACGGGTAATAATGTCTTGAAAAGGTAGTAAGATACCGTCTTCATCGTAGTCTCCGGCCATATAATGACCACTAGAAAGAAATTCTGTTTCCCTAACGGTCTGATACATATCGAAAGCAAGTCCCTCAACAACGTCTACTTGATTAGAACTGTCTCGATAAGTGGAAATGGTGACATCGGCAATGTCGTAGATTGATTTCATGATAACAATAATACTAAATCGTTGCTTTTTTCAGTTTATATGCCTTTAAAGGTGTAATCACCCCACACCTCATCATCTTCACTGTCGTCTATGTGACAAAACTCTGGCGGTGTAACGGCCCAATATCTCGTTGCGTCTGAAGCGTGTGAAGACCAATCGTGTAGTGGTTTGTCCTCGAACATCCCCATGTTGTCATTCCATTTCTTACGGTAGTGAGTAAGCGCGTTTATTAGCTTGTCACATTTAGTAGCGTCTATCCAAAGTGTACTAAAGCGCATACGAACGGCGTTAATACCATCATCAATTGAAATACTGGGTACTACAGTAGTTTCTTTTCCGGCTTCACCTTTAGTCTCAAAGACTATACCCAACCCCTTTGCTATTTCTAGGCGCGTCATGGCGTTCTCACCTAGCATACGCACAGCAATATCATGTGGTGCGAAGTGCTTGCCGTATAAATATGGTTTTTCTTTTAAGATTTTGGCGTAGTGTTTAAAACCTTCTCCGACATTTTCATAATAATCAATGAACCGCCACTCTTTACCAACATTCTGCACAAAGATGATAGAAGTTGCGTCACCTACTCCCAAGTCCCACCAAGTATGCACTGGTATCTTCTCATCGTATGGCACGTTAGTAATTCTATTCTGATTGCGTGCAGTTTGTATTTCTTTTGAATAGTACGCTCCCTTAATGCTGGCCAACCATGAACACTCGTACTCTTGAAGGTACTCATCTTCACTCATGTTTTTGCGTTGTATATCTAGCTCGCTTTCGGGTAGTATACCTGACTCACTTGCTTTGAGTAATCCTGTATACCACTGGTCGTTATTAATATTGTCCTCGTAGAGTTTATAAAAAGCGTTCTTACCTTTAGGGGTTCCAATCCATACTGCCCAGCCTCCGGTACTTGAAAGTGTTGGGGCGATAATTTCAGTCCAAATGTTCGACGGTTGCTGAGAGTACTCATCAAATACCACACCCCAAAGAGTAATCCCACGAAGACTGTCTGGGTTATCTGCACCATAAAGAGTAATGCGTGAACCATTGGGAAAGTCTACTCTTAGTTCCGACTCATTAAAAGTAACCCCAGGGACAACACGCGCGTATCGTTTCATTTCATCCCATGCAATGTTTTTGGCTTGTTTATATGTTGGTGCGATATATGCGTACTTTGTATTTTTATTTACAAGCGCAGCACGAATAAGATGGTTAGAAGCGGCCACTGTCTTACCTGCTCGTCTATGCATAACAAGAACAGAAAAGCGTTTACCGCTATCGTGGAAGTCTATTGCCCATTTTCTAGGCTTGTACGGAATCGTTATCGTTGTCATTATCCCACTTGTAAGTGATATTTACGTCTGATTCCTCCTTTACTTCTGTTTTGGTTGAAAAGTCGTCTCGCATTTTTCTTTCAGACCACCATTTGCTTGTGTCTTTTCTGGCGTCTTCTGTCTCAGACTCTTTTATCATGGCGTCTCTAATATTCGCTAAAGCAAGCTTATTCATAGCATTTTCCCAACCTTGTACTTTCATTGAAAGTGCCTCATCGTTAGATAACCACTTAGAAAGTGTGGTCTCATCAAAACCAACCATTTTACAAGCTCTTGAACGAGAAAAGCCAAGCTCCAAATAATCTTTTAGGCTTTCAAGTATCATTTCTTTTTGCTCTGGTGTAAAAGCTCTACCTTGACTCATGTTGGCTATATTATACAACACGTTTGCCAATATATAAACGGTTGATGGTTGCCAGGGGGACTCCCCAATCGTTTGATATATCTTGTGTGCTTTTACCTTTTAAGATTAGTTCTCTGATTGCCTCTCGTATAATTGCGGTATCTTCTGCTTCTACAATAGACGCGTGATAATAAATGGTGCTAATTGCTACACCATAAAGCGTGTTAGTTACCCTAGCTATTGTCATCGTGGGAAAGCCGTTTCTTCTAAGGTACTTGATGGTGCTGATTTGTGTATCAGTTAGTTTCTGATTCCTCCCGCTTTTCATTTGCTGGCTGAACTGTTACCTCTTCTTTTAAAATACGTTGGATTCCAAAGACGGGGACTGCTCCTGTTTCGGTGTAGCTCATTATTGGCACTAATCGTCTAAGGTGTTTTTGATTTAAAGGTTCAATAAGTTCTTTGTATTCTTCTAGGAACTTCTTATTGGCAATAGCTTCTGCTTCTTGGGTGAGGTCAAAGGGTGACTTTAATGCTCGCTTCTTTACTGGCTTTTCCATAGTTTAATAGTTTCTAATTTAGCTTGGTAGTTTTTAATGTTTTGTTTACATCCCTTTATGCTTCCTTCTACTATCTTAGCATCTTCTTCAGAGAGCTTTTCTATGGTTTCTAAGTACTCTAGTTGCATCTTAGCTTCTTCGAGTCCAATGAGTGCTTCTGCTTCATCTTCTCGTATCTTCTTTTTTCGCATCTCTTCTACTGTGGGAGTTTTGTTATAGAAGACGATTATTTTACCGTCTTGGTATTCAACGGACTGGGGTTTGACTGTATCTATAAAATCGTTTGCTTTTTTTGTGTTTGTAAATGTTTTTATGTACATAGTTTAATTGTGCTCGTCACGCCAGTCGAAGACGTGTACTTTATTGTGTTAGGAACGGAAGTGAGTCTGTTTAGATAAGAAAGTTAGAACTTAACTAACACCAGAGATATAAAGTAACCCTGTACGAGCGGAGGAAGAACTGTATTTACTCTCGGTATTATACCACTTAGGTGTGGTGAAAGCCAGGTCTTAGTTGAGGCCAGAACTTTACACTCTTTATTTTGTTCGGCACCTTTTCTGTTAGCTCTATTGTTTCTTTGATGTAGGCTTTAGGTACACACAGCCACGCTCCCATATTCTTTTCTTCTTCATCATAAGACATAGCGATAGTTATACACTCATCTGTCTCATGTGCTACAAAGCCCATTGAGTGGTGAATGTGTGGTTTTTCTTTTCTTAATTCTTCAATGTCTACCCAACCGTCATCACCTATAGCGTCAATCCAGGTTATTAATACTTTTCTCATGGTTGTTTTACATTACATTGCATACAATAAACTTTATTCTTCGCTGGTTCGTATATCCTTATTGTATCACTAATGTCTTTGTTACAGACTGAGCAACGGACTACTGTGTAGCTAGTTTTTTCCATGATTGAACTTCTTAGGTAGTTGGGCGTAGCCTGCTATGTCATCCCAGTGGTCATCAAAGGTGGGTTGTCCTGCCATGATTCTTCCAAACTTTCCACAGATATGGTCAATGGCTTCTCGATGAATTGTATCGAGTTGCTCCCAGCCTGGTTCGTTTCTGAAGATTTCTTTAAGTGACTGAGATACTCTACCGTTTACAATAAATGAGCCGTGTGTAGTGTTGCGTTCTTCTAGTAATTCTTGAGGTGTCTCTTTTGTGTTTGGTTTTGGTTTTGACATACTATTTTAGTTTTAGTAATTTGCGAGTATCAGACAGGTGTCGTTCGGTAGCTTCTAATTTACCTTCGACATATTGCCTAGATGGACTAATACCCCTCTCGTTTAACGCCTCAGCAAGCGCTTCGAGTTGCTCAGGAAACAACTCAAAGGAAGGTCTCGGTAAACTTTCTCCAATCCCAACACGGACTACCATGTCACCCTGTATCACATCTGAACCCCCGTCTGGTCGTTCTTGCCACAGCCACACCTCAACAGTTCGCTTGAAACCGATATTATTTATCCGTGCCTTCCATTTTCCATAATTCATATAAAGTAATGTGTTAAGCTGGCAATCTTCCCGTGTTCTTTGTGGTGGATAAATCCTTCTATTGCTCTTGGTGCCTGGCAATATCCTTGACGGTCATGCCATCCATCAGGTGCGCTTGGGCTTCTTAATATCTGTAACTCTACTCCTTGTGTATCGTGTGCGCTATTCCACTTAGTGACTTTTTTATGGTGTAAGTGGTGAAGGTACACGTATCTAAACTGATTTTCTTTATTACTCCAATCGGGGTGTTCGGTAGACATTAAAGAAGGCATGTCAGCATGTTTTGCTCCATCGCCGTGTGAGGTGCAAAATAAGTTTTTTCCGTAGGTTGAATACTTGCGGTGACGAATAGAAGTGTCGAAGGTGACGTTCTTGTTTGTTCTAAACCAGGCTTCTACTGCTTGTGCCAGCATGTAGCCTGACATGTAGTCGTGGTTTGATGGATTGTAAACTACTTCTACATCTGCTATTGGTGTGAGCATTTCAATCACCTGTACATAGAGTGTAAGAGCTTCTTTAAATATCTGGTGGAGTTGTCCGTCAGTATCTTGGTTGGTTCCGCTTGTTGTTGTTCGTCTAGGTGTATCAAAGTGCAGAATGTCATTTCCAATGATGAACATGATTCTATCGAGCGGAAATCCACTGGCTTTAGTAAGTAGTCCTTTGACTCCCTCGATACATCGCTTCTTAGCTATTTCAATATTGTAATCTTCTCCGGTTTCTATTGCGAGGGCTAACTTCCCAATGTGTAGGTCGGCAACATCTATTATCAAAAGGTGTGGGTCAGTTATCTTTTCTCGTTTGAACGCGGTGTACTTTGGTGCGTGCTTCTTCATCTGCGTTACACAGTCAGCGAGTAGTTCTTCAATTGACTCTTTCGGCATGTCATTACGGAAATGGATTGAGGCTTCGTCTGTTTTAATCCAGCCGTGGTCAACTTGTTTGGGGTCTATGCCCATTGCTTCGATTGTTCGTTCTACTTTGTTTATGTTGTTTTTATTTGGGTGTGTTAAACCCATAGCTCTTGCTCGTTCTATGACTTTACTACTGTGCCTTCCAACCATCTTAGCTATTAAAGCAACTGGTGTTCCCTTTGCGTACTCGTCTCGAATGGTGTTATTTATATCCATTACTATTTAGTATACCACTTGCATTACGCTTATTCGTGTGGGGTGTTGATAACCTCTTCAACCAGCTCCGGTCTGAGTCGTGCCACAAAATCTACCAACGCCCAGGCTTCCATTTTCTTTCCAACGTACGTTTTGTTTTCTAATTCAATCCAAAGAATAATATCTTCTCCGTAGCGTTGCTTTAATCGTTCGGCAAATTTGAATGAAGTTAATCCCCCATCGTTGATGTTACAGCCAGCACAGATTCCTAATAGATTTCTTCGTTCTAACTTAAACCAACTATTACAAAGTGAGTAGCGGTGGAAGTGTCCAAGTTGTAAATCTTGCCAGCGTTCTATGTGGGTGTGACAAATAGGACAGTGGCCCTGATAGAGTAAAAAGTCTTCTTGACGGTATAAATCCGAGATAGCTTTCCATGCTCGTTTTAGTGCTGGGTTGTTACCGTGTGAACCTGGAGGTATCTTATTGAACCATTTGGGTGCCTTGTACCCTTTATTAGACTCCTTCTGTTTCGCTTGTTTTGCCACCTTAGAGGCTTTTACATCCTTGTAGCTTGTCTGAGTGACTTTTGGCTTTTTTTGTTTAACATGAGGCTTTTTAGAGGCTTGTTTAATTTTCACTTCTTCGAGAGATTGTTTGCGGAAACCGCTACGCTTGAGCATGTTGTTATTTTAGCACAAGGTTTCTACTTGAAAGACAGTCTGTGAACAATT